CAATCAGTCGCTCGGCTTGAAGGCCATAGCAATCGCAACTAACGTTGTGAGCACACGAAAGTTGTTTGGAGCAGCGATGGGTCTTAGTTTGCTTCCATTCTTTCATTGGTTTCGTGGTACGCCCCACCAGTTGGCTGCAATCAAAGAACTTGAGGAGCGAATGCCTCAAGACCTTTTGGCGGAAGAAGACAACGCATGGTTTGATGCGTGGAAAGCAAGCGGCATTGACCAAGAGGTCTACATGCGCTATTTCACTCAACTCGACAATGAGTCAGGAACTGGTTACCGCGAGTGCTTCAGTTCAGCGTCTGCGATGGTGGCGAATTTTTGGGGCAAAGTTAAATCAGACGACGAATATAATAAAATACGTGCTCAATATGGCGACACGACTTCTGTTGAAGCGCAGATACAAGCGCTAGAAAGTCTTGGTCTAAATGCAAGATTTATCAAAAATGCAGACCGCGATATTATTGAAATAGAAATTGAGATGGGAAGGCCTGTCATAGTTGGCTGGCTAGACAAAGGCCCGATTCAATCGCCAACATGTAATTCAATAAGTTGTGGTCATTACAGCGTAATTTCTGGTTACAGGGGAAAGAATAGTTCAGACCCTGAGTGGATCATGCAAGATCCGCGTGGTCTACCTGACATGCAAAACGGTGGTCATTCCAATCCGCATTTAGGTCACAACGTACAGGTTCGTCAGTCTGAGTTTGACGCTAGATGGCAACCAGAAGGTAGCAACACTGGTTGGGCGATTTTGGTTGATGATTTGTGAGCTGGTACGTCGTCTGGAGCTATCTGACCGCGTTCTGGACAACAGTCGTTATTGGCTGCATGGACCCGTACAACTTTAAATACTGTGTGCGGGTTGATCAGTGGCTAGTACCTGTTGTTGGTGACATCATGCGTGCAAGGGAGCCATACGCTTCCGAACGCCTTTACCTGAAATCACTGGAGCGTTCCAATGGACTGGATGATTATCAACCCAAGCCTGGAACAGAAGTTAAACCTTGAGTGCAGTTGCCGTGGAGTTAAAGATGCAACAGATTTGGCTGAAATGCAAAACCTATGCGTAGCGCTTATTCAGCAGAACTTTTATCAGGGTATGATGCTGCGTCAGGCTGTGACTCGCATAGGGTCTTTAGAATCAAATTGCTCTAGTTTGCCACCGGAATAATTTCTACTTCTCTATCCAACCTGTTTACTACACCAATAACTCGTTCCAAGCTGCCGTAATCGCAGGCGTCATCCAGACGCTCTGTCCATTTAGCTTCTTGTAAATGCTCGTAGTAGGCAGCAAGAAACAGCGACTCTTCAGAAGTCGCTTTGAGAGCAAAGCGCATGGAATGACTTAATCGTCTTTTGGTTTGGCTCGGCCTTCGACCTGCCTACGGACGGACTGCCGCCACCGAGCAAGATCTTTGGCCTCAGCCTCGCTGTAAACAGTAGGCGAACTAATCCGTTTCAACTCCGAATACACAGCTTCTCTTATCCAAGCTGTTGCACGCTGCTTGTTCTTAGCAGCTTCTTCCTGGACTAACTCTGCTCGATTGGGGTCAAGCAGGACTTGAAAATACTGTTTATTGCCGTGCCGAATAGCCATAACGTTTAATGTACTACACACACGTTACCATGTAATAGAAGAATCGACCTTCTTTTTCCACGCATTTGCTTGAGCACGACGAGCTTGAGCACGTTGATTAGTGCAGCCCGCCCGCACCTTTTTTGCCTCCTCTAAAAACATTGCAGCCCGCTGCAAGTCACCGGTCGTTGCGCCTTGAATCGCTTTGTTGAGGCGCTCCACCACAATTTGCCTGCCGGTACGCGGCATTCATGACCTCGCATAAATCCCTGTAGTACGTTACCCGGCCTTGGCAAGAACAAAACCATCCGATGTCCGTCAAATAAACGCTGACCATCAGTGAACCTCGCTCCAGGTTTTACCGACAGACACCTCAGCCAGCGCTGGAATTTCTCCAAGCCACTTGGCCTCAGCCTCTTCCATCACCTGTTTTAGAGTTGCCGCCCACTCCTCAGCCGCAGATTCCCTAACAAGCAACAAAATTTCGTCATGCACCGCAGCAGCAATACGAACTGTGTCCTCACCTGCAGCTTTAACCTTCGGCCACAAGTTCCCCAAAGCGCATTTAAGGATGGCGGCGCCAGCTCCCTGGATTGGGGTGTTGCACCTGACAGTCAGCCGATTCATGTCGCCCTGTAAATACCGCCGCATTCCTGAAATTGGAATCCTGGTTTCCGCCCACTTGTCAGATTTTGTGCAATCCGCCGTTGCCGCATTGTCTCGCTGCCACCTCCATATTCCCTGGTACGTACCAAGCCAATGATCCCTTATTTCTGCCGCACGTTTTTGCGTCATAGTGATTCCCATACCGCCTGCATAGTTACGCAAGCCTGAAGGACCAGAGCCATACAACAGACCAAAGTTGGCTGATTTTGCGGTCTGCCGGTCACAACCGATGGCTTCTGCAGTAACGGTGTGCGGATCTTCCCCAGCCAGGAACGCAGCAATCATCCGCTCATCATTTGCAACTGCCGCAGCGAGGCGAAGCTCCATCTGGCCAAAGTCAGCGTCAACTAATAGCCAACCTTCAGGCGCTTCGACGCAACTGCGAAACTGCTTGTCACGCGGAATCTGCTGGTTGTTGGGCTTTATGCACGACATGCGCCCTGACTCCGCTCCCAACTGCATGTAGCTGGCACGCACGAAGCCGGCGCTGTCCATTTTTTCCTGGATCGACTCAATCATTTGCCGACGTTTTTCACACCTTTTCCACTCCAGGTAAATCTGAATGACTTCGTGGTCGGCAGCGTAAGAGCGCAGTGCCTGCCTGGATGCACTGGGTTTGCCGTTGGCATCACGAGGGGGCTCACCGCCCAGCAAAACGGTGAGTTTTTCCACAAGCTGCTTAGGACTATTGATGTTGAAGCCTGCGTATTTCTTGGTGCCATCTCGAAGCTTGCCCTCATCCTTGGCCCGCAGGTTGAAGCTGCCGTTTTCATCACGCGGCAACTTGTGTTTTTCAGGCATCGCTGCATCCAGCTGCAACACAAAGTCTTTGGCTAAGCCCTTAATGTCGTGCTCGTAATCAATTTTGCGCTGCTGTAAATTTTCAGCGTTCCAGGGCAAACCTGTGCGCCACATTTGCGCCATCGCAGGCAATGCGCGGCACTCAAGTTTGAAGGCTGGTCCAAGCCTGCCGCGACTAATACGGTTCTCTAAAATTGGGTCAAGCTCCATCAAAGCAGCGACATCGTTCGCCGCATACTCCAACTGCTCTTTGCTGAGTTCACCGCTCCAGTTAGAGCGCTGTTGCTCTTTCGACAGCTCTTTTTTGAGATAGCGCTTTACAACGCTGTCGAGACCGTGTTTCGTATTAGGCAAGCCGTTGGTGAGAAGTCGGCTGGCCAACATGGAGCAACGGACCCACCCAGCCGGATAGATGTTGTGTTCCTGGAGCCACCCAAGATCGAAGACAGCGTTATGGGCCAGCCAGAATCGGGTTGGAGTGCTGAAGAACCAGCGGAGATCAGCCCAGTCGCTTTTATCAAGTTGAAAACAGTCAATAAGAACAATAGTGTCGCGATCCCTGGCACCTAACTGCAAGAGCCGCAACTTACCGCGCTCAGGCTGCAGCTGTAGCGTTTCTGTGTCAAAGCAAAGGGATTGAGCTGTGTTGAGCTTGCTTAGATGCTCAATCCCTTGAAAGACTTGAGGGGACATGGGTGGTGCCGTGTAACCACCTCAATGTAGCACATTAAAAGGTTACTAAACTCTCTACAATCGGAAAATAGTCCAAATCGTAAGAAGTCATTACAGCCACATCAACGCCGCAGTCCAGTGCTGCAGCTACGTGCCGCTCAAAATCAGTAAACCCTACCGGGGTGTCCTGGTACGTCACTTGCTCTACCGCTAACGCGCGTGAGTCGCTGTCGTAGCTGGTAAAGCGAACCAGGGCTAAAGCCTCGTCATCCAAAGATTCGCCCACCTGGCAGTAGACAAAGTTAACGGTGCTTTTCATGCCGCCGAAATACCTGCTGTCAGTGTGTACCGCCCACCTCAATAGCAGGCGGTATAGCCGCTTAATTAACCACTTCACTAACGACGCACATAACGATGTTTTCAAGCATTCGATTGTCTAAACCAAAGCCTGTCTTACGTCTGACCCTTTGAACCAGCGCGTAAATATCAGCTGGAACGCTTATAGGTTCACCAGTGCGAAGAACTTTTTGACGGAGCAGCTCAGCACGCGGAATGCCCTGCCTCTGCGCCTCTCGTGTAATCCGTTCAGCATCGTCTTCGCGCAACGTAATCTTCAGCTGTTTCATAATCAAAGTGTTTCGTTGTAAAAGGCACTGCCTGGCCCATAGCGAGCAACGATTTCGGGAAACGCGCTTAAAACACGATCTCGATTTCGGGGATCGGCAGCCAAAGCTGCTTCAGCAAGTTTGCTAATAAACGATCCACCGTATTGGTGGGCCGTCCTAATGCTCGCCAAGGTTTGTCTTTCAGTCATGTACTAAACAAACAATTAAACTCTAGTTTCATGTGTGCCTGAGCCTCCTTCCACTTTATCTTCAATTCTCCAAGTGTCCGGGCACACAGGTTTAGTCGGTGGATCGTACACATAACCTTTTGAACCAAAAGTAGCTCCGCAAACAGGGCAATCGTGTTTTTTGCTTACGCTGCGTGGAGAACAGTTAAAAAGTAGAGGCCGCCCCTGTTTTACACAATGGTGGTAGTTAAATAACCGGGCAAACATGGTGCCAACTTGGTCAGTAACTAAAATCCCACCACGAGCTACTGTCCAATCGTCATTGTTCACATCTATGTCTTCTGCACGAAGTTTATGAATAAAATCGTTAATTTCAGGGTTTGCATAAACTAGATTACCTCTAGCGTTTAATTCAGCAGTAACTTTATCTTGCCCAATGCGATCTACATCTCCACGCATTTTGTAGTTATAAGCAGTGTAAAACCAAAGATGAATAAGTAAAGCCCCTTTAGTTGATTTTAAAAATGTAGCAAACTCTGCACATCTTGTATCATCTCCTCGTTCTTTTAGTTTAAGCATTTCTGGAATACCTGTATTCCATGTAGGTACATTTTCTGTAGCAGTTAGCCAATCTAAATATGGTTGGTAGCGATAATTTCCGTGGTCGTCAGCAAATGAATGTGTTGTCGCAGTCAAAAGGAACCTCCTTCTGTAAGTTTAGAAAATTCAAGTTTTTGTGCACCAGTAAGTGATTCGTAAAAATCAGCGTATGCAAAAGCAACAAGCGCATCCAGCTGTTGCGATGCAGTCCGATGCTGGGCTTTAGCCAAAGCAGCAAGTTTTAAAGCAGTCTCAGGTTTTATCGAAAAAGACTGCCGAATTGAAGCCATAAAGAGGCACATGTGGTAGTGCCTCAAAACTGTAGCAGCTTAGTCCCACACTGTCCACTCATCAGGCGTTTCCCCCTTAGGTATGTGAGAATCTGCCGGAGATTCAAGATTCGTTCCAGGGGAAGGAGTTTTACTCCCAAAGCCGTTTTCGGAAATTAGTGTTTTCGGAGATAAAACCGGCTCATTCTTATTTCCGAAAGAATGCTTATCTCCGAAATGGGGTTTGGGCTTTAAACCCGTTCCAGGGAAAGGAGTTTCGTTTTTCCGGTAGCTTTTATCGGACCCCCCACGCGCGCGTAGGTTTAACCCTGGTACATCTTTTCCTAAGTAAACCCAGTAAATCGGAGCTGCTCCTTTTTTCTTGGGAACTCCGTCGGGGCGAAAACCATCGGGGCATCGCTCAGCCATTTTCTGACCCGTCATTTTTTTGAGGTTGTATTCAATGGCTCTACGCCTGTGTTCACCGCCTAACTGCTCGTGCTCTACAAACATCTTGATGGACCAAGGTTTCTTGGTTGTTCTCATTACTTCAAGCATGTCCAGCATGTGCTGGTTCGGGGTATTTGACTTAACCGTTTTCTCATTTTCTGGAACAGGCCCGACGGCGTAGGTGTAATCAGGCAGCAAAGTAAAAGCCATACGTTGACCTTCTCTGTCATCTCGCGATTTTTCAATAGTCACTATGCGTGTATTAAACGGCAAATTTGTCTCAGCTAATTCTTTCAACCCCACCTTCTGCATATTCCAAGTTTCATCTACTGCTGCCCTGATGGCGCTGGTGCCCCGAAAACCGCCGTTCCGATTGTTGTGGTGAATCACGATGATGGTGCAGGCGCCAAAATCCTCACCATTGCGCCTTGCAAGCCTCTTCAAGGGCAGTGCGTACTCCCTCCGGTTCTCCTCATAGGGATTGGAGTCGTTGCAGCCGTCCAGGCTGTCAATCACCACTAGGTCGTACTTCGGCTTGTCCTTCGGCCCCTGGAGCTTCTTAAAGCGGTTGTACCAAGACATATCCCATTCGCCGACCACATCAACCCCAGAGGAAGCGTCGATCAACTCAAACTGCCTACGAACAATCCGCTCGTTTTGATCCCCATTAAGCCAAAGACAGCGGCCTTTAGGCACGTTGACCAGCCCGCCGTGAACGTTGAACCCCAGCCCTTGGCTGATGTGCCTACACAGCGTCTGGCACATCGCAGACTTACCTGTGCCGCCATCGGCATGAATTAACAACAACCACGGCTTTGGTATCAGACCCGGAATTAAATAATCAAAATCGGCATCGTCCAACTCGTTTACGGCCCTGGGATGGAACTTTTTATTACGTTCAAATGTGAGGTGCGAGTCAAGCAAGCGGTCAATCGCCGCTGCGCCCTCCCTGGCACGACCGGCCTCTAAAGCCAGTTGTGTTTTTGCTTGATCGAGCAGTGCAGGGTTCTCAATGTTTGCTTCTAACTCCTGCGCTCTGTCAATAATTTCCTGCCCGTTGAGGTACTCCACCTTATATTTGACCGGCGTCGATTCGATCTCTTCCACCAGTCGTGCAAGACCGTCCCTTTGAAATCGGGTTTTGTTGGGATCCACCAGATCGGCCTGACGAATCAACGACCCAAACCCAAGGCCACCCCCACGAAACCCATTCTCCCAACGCTCAGAACACGGGTTGTGGCCATCTTTCCAATCGTCGGCGTACTCGTTATCACGGCGGCTCCATTCTTCCCACAACTTCAAGCCATCCTCATTGGGCAGCTCGCTGTGAATCATCGCCCCAATTTCCCACCAAAACTGCTCACTGTTTGCACCGCGGGGCTCAATAACGCTCAAGCAACTCCGCGCAATCTCAATTTTCTCTTCCCTGGAACGATTAGAATAACGTGTATCTTTTAAACGTTTATTTGTGTCTTTTTGACTAATCTTGCGGTGCTGTTCCCGCATTCGCTCTAGTAACCATTCAGGCGCAGTGGGAACCGCATTGGGGTCACCGTGAAAGGTGTACTCACCTTGATCTTTGTAAGCACCAAAAAGTAAACCCTGTCTACCCCAAAGAACTTCCCAACCTTCATGCCCACCTGCAGCGTGACTTAAATCAGCGACAGTCAGACGATCTTTTTCAGGAACAACAAACAGAAACTTCGCTGCGTTCTTTTTAGGCGAAGTAATCCGTGGAGCGTTATCAAGATCTTTGCCCCATTTTTCTTCAATAATCCCAAGATTGGCGTCCACGTCAAAGATGACGAGCCCCTCAGAACGAGCACCGCTGTAAACGCCGACAGCTTTGAATTCTTCGGGATACTTCTCAATGTGTTGGGCCGTGAACTCAGGCGAGAGCTTTTCGTGAGGAGCGCGCCCTAGCGGTGATTTACCGCACGCTTCTTTGCCGTTGGGCATTTTTGCGCCCTTGGCGTAAATCGGCGCAGTAGCCCAGTGCTTGGGCAGGCTGCGTATGAAACTGACTAGATCCATTTGCTACAGTGTGGTCGTGGAGTTTTTGTTCAATACCCCTGGGCGCTTCTCCGGCTCCCAGGGGTTTTTCCATTCTATAGCAGTTGCAAACCCCTTACGCCCTGCTACATTGTTAGAGCACCGGGCAACGCGCCCACAGCAAACACACCCAATGCCATTCATTTCAGACAGGAACAAATCTGCTGCTGCCAGCGGCGGCGGTGGCGGCTACCTCAACCCCTCCAAAATCAAGTCCGGCAGCAACGCCCGCTTTGCGCTTTTAGACGACCAGCCTCTGGAATTTTTTGAGTGCTGGGGCGAAGCTTCCGACGGCAAAGCAAAGCCATTCCGTTTTGCAGAAGATCCCAGCCCCGAGGACATTCAAGAAGAGATGGGCGACGAGTACACCCGCCGCCTCAATCGTGAGGGCAATGCCCCCGACAAGGTCAAGTTTGCCGTTGCCGTGCCCGTATACAACTACGAGACGGAATCAGTTCAGGTAATGCAGCTCAGCCAAAAAAGCCTGATCAATGAACTCGATGCCATCAGCCAGATGGAAGACTACGCCGATCTACTTGCCTGGGACTTCGTCATGGGTAAAGAAGGCGTCGGTTTAGAAACCAAATACAGCCTCCGCACCGCACCCCGCAAAAAGGGTGCTCAAGGTGACATCGAGGCGGCCTGGACTGAAGCCCGCTCTGCTGGTTTCGACATCGACCGTCTACTTACCGGCGGCAACCCTCACAAACCTGAATGATGTTGCGCGGCAGGACTAGAAGGTTAGGTATGCCCTTCGTAAATTGCCTGCCCGCAATCTGCTCTTCAACTGCCCGGGCTACGCGGTTGGTGGGTGATGCGCACCTAAGTTGCAGATTGCAGAAACTCAGGGTTCCCGTTGAGGAGTACCGGTAGTTCCAGGGGTTTTATGTTGATCCCGAACTCGGCTGGTACTAAGGCAAAATGTCTGTAAGCCCGCAATCATTACAAGAGGGCTTTCGGGCCCTTTTGTATTAGGTAGACTAATAAAAATATCGCAATAAATGCTCGTAGATACACAGAATGCCCTAGCAGGATTACGCCGCTGGACCCTGGAACGTGATGATTCTGGCCCGCATCGTGTGTACCGAGATAAACGAGGCAACACTTACGCCTCCGTAACCCACATCCTTAAAGAGACCTCACCGCAATGGCAAAAAGATGCCCTGGACCGTTGGCTTGAAAGACCTACTGCTCCCGCTGAGCGCGACCTTGCCTGTCAGCGGGGCACTCTGGCTCACGATCACGCTGAATATGTCCTCAAAACAGCGGCAAAGCTCGCGCGTAACAGCGCTAACAAGCGAGGAAGCTGGAGGACTGGAGATGACGGCCTGGAACGTGCCCCTAAGGGGATCACAACCTGGGCGCTTGAAAAGGCCATTCAAGGCGCCCCTAGGGTCTCCTGGAGCGCCTCTGGGTACGC